ATCCTGTAAAAAAGGACATAAGTCGTCACTTAAACGAAAAGGCGATTATTAATTCTGTAAAAAATCTAGTTTCGACCAACTTTTATGAAAGACCCTTTCAACCAGAATTGGGATCAGCAATTCGTTCTTTGCTGTTTGAACCAGTCGATTCTGTTTTTGGTGCTTCAATAGAAAGACGTTTATTTGACGTTATTAATAATTATGAGCCGAGAGTTTCAGTAGAATCGATTGTTGCGATTCCTGCTCCAGATGAAAATGGTTACAGAATCACGATGACTTTTTATATTGTTAATTTGCCTAACCCAATTACAATTAATTTCTTTTTAGAGCGTATAAGATAAAATGGCTGAACCACTACAAGTTACCGAACTTGACTTTGATCAAATCAAACAAAATCTAAAGACTTTTTTAAAGAGTCAGTCTGAGTTTACCGACTATGATTTTGAGGGTTCTGGTCTAAGCGTTTTGTTGGACATCTTGGCATATAACACACATTATAATGCTTATTATCTAAACATGGTTGCTAACGAAGCATTCATGGACACCGCTTTGCTGCGTGATTCGGTTATATCACACGCAAAAGTTTTAGGTTACATTCCTTATTCTAGAAAAGCAGCACGTTCTACAATTAACTTTACTGTCAACACAAGCACGAATGTTGCAAGCACATTAACAATACCAAAAGGTTTTTCTTTTCTATCTAATGAAATTGACGGTGTAAGTTATAATTTTGTGACTTTGGAAGAAACTAAAGTAACTAAATCAAATACGGATTTTTCATTTTTAAATTTACCAATATATGAGGGGCAACTAGTAACATATAATTTTACTCACGATCAAACAACGAACCCCAATCAAATATTTTCTCTTCCTGATACAAATATTGATACTTCAACTTTATTTGTATCTGTTCGTAATTCTGCATCAAATACAGATACAGAAATTTACACTTTGGCTGAAGATGCTTCGCAAGCCACAACATCATCTGCTGTATTCTATTTGCAAGAAAATAGAGGAGAAAGATACGCAATTTATTTTGGTGATAATATAATTGGTAAAAAAATACCAAATGGTGCGGTAGTTAGTGTCACATATTTGATTACAAATGGCTCAGCGGCAAACAAAGCAAACAATTTCGTTGCCACTGGAGTTCTTGCAGATTCTTTAGGTAATGCACAAACTGATTTTACGATTGATCCTATAAGTGAGGCTGCAGGTGGTGCAGAAAGAGAGTCTGTTGATAATATTAAATTTGCGGCACCGTTGCAATTTACAACACAAAATCGACTGGTTACATTTAAAGACTATGAAACTTATATACAGAAAACTTATCCTTCTGTAGATTCAGTTTCGGTATGGGGTGGAGAAGATGAATCGCCACCAAAATTTGGTGTTGTTTATATTTCTTTAAAACCAAAACAAAATTATTTTATTTCCGACACAGAAAAACAACGCATCATTGATGAATTAATTAAACCAAAAGCAATCGTTGCTATTCAAACTGTAATACGTGATGCTGAATTTTTGTATTTACTGGTATCATCATCAGTCACGTATGATCAAAACAAAACTGCTTTGACTGAACAACAATTAATTACTGCTATAAGAAATGCACTTTTGGCTTATAAGACAACAAATCTTGATAAGTTTGGCTCTCAATTCATTCTTTCAAAAGTTCAAGATACAATTGATTCCGTTGATACAAATGCCATTATTGGTTCAACTATTTCTGTCAGATTGCAAAAACGTTTTACACCCACTTTAAACTCGTCAGCACCATATACAATTAGATTCAATACACCTCTGCGAAGAGGAACAATTGGAAATAAACTTTCTTCGACTAAATTTACGGTAGCAGATTCACAAGGTGTTGATCGTGAAGTTATATTTGATGAAATTCCACAATCCTTTTCTGGCATCACAGAAATTCAAGTAACAAATCCTGGTTCTGGATTTACCTCTCAACCAAAAGTAACAATTGAAGGTGATGGTTCTGGTGCAAATGCTTCAGCAACAATCGTAAATGGTCAAATTCAAAGCATTGAAATGATTAATCGTGGTATCGATTATACACGTGCAATAGTTACAATTACAGGTGGTGGGGGCTCTGGTGCCACAGCGTCTGCGGTAATTGATGGCCGTGTTGGAACAATACGAACAGTTTATTTTGATGCGCTCTCTCAAAGACAAGTTGTTAATGACAATGCGGGTGAGATTGATTATGATGCCGGCATAGTCAAAATAAAAGACATTTTTATTAAGGGTGTAGAATCTGCTGATGGTGAAATTAGAATGTCAATTGAGTCTGAAAAAGGAATCATAAGTACAACAAAAGACACTATCATCACTATTGATGAAACCGACCCAATATCAATTAGCACAACACTAGAAACTGTATAATGTCAGTAGATTTAAAAACATCGCTACTTGTTAGCCGCCAAGTACCAGAATTCGTTCGTGATGAATATCCAAAATTCATCACCTTTTTGGAAGCGTATTATGAGTTTCTTGAGACTCAGGCTAATACTGCCATCACATCCAACAATCTGGTTACAACTGCAAAAACTCTAAAAAACATTAGAGATGTTGATGACTCCCTAGAAAGATTTGAGAAAAATTTTTATAATACATACGCTTCTTTAATACCGTTAGAAGTGCAATCAAATAAAGCACTTCTTTTTAAACATCTAGCAAATTTATACAGATCAAAAGGTTCAGAAGGATCTTTCAAACTTCTATTTCGTCTTATTTTTGGCGAAGACATCGATATTATTTTACCCAAAAATAATGTTCTTCGTGTATCGGCAAGTAAGTGGCAAGTAGATAACAAACTCAGAATTAATCCAGATGTGTCGAGCAGATACATTGGTAATGGTACAAATAAAACTTTTTACTTTGCACAAAAAGTTGATAAGACTGAAGTTAATGTCTTCGTTGATGGCGTTCTAAAAATAGCTGATGTAGACTTCTTTATCAACAAAGAATATAGACAATTAAATTTTGTTACTGCACCAGCAAACAATTCAGTCATTGTGGCACTATATGATGCTTTTGATATTTCATTAATTGAAAACAGAAAGGTCACTGGTGTATCTTCTGGCGCATCTGCTATTATTGAAAAAACGGTCAAAAGAACCGTAGCAGATACACTAAATCTTGGTTTACCCATTGAACTTTTTATTAATTTAAACACATTAACGGGTGATTTTTTAAACGGTGAAATTGTAACCATACCGATTGTTGACGAAGACAATGATATTTTAATTGATATCCGTGCATCTACGTTCTCAATTGTCAAACGATTTAACATTGTCAATTCGGGAAACAACTATAGTGTAGGTGAAATTGTTTCTGCCGTGGGTGGCAATGCTTCATCAAACGCATTTGGTGTCGTTGAGGGTGTCAAGTCTGCTCTTGTTGATGTTGTAAATGTTAATCATGGCGGCGCCGTCTTTAGTTTATTTTCACCCATCTCTGTAAGTGGAAATAATCCACTTACAACAATGACTGTAATTGTTGACGGTGTAGACACTTCTGGCACAAATGCTGCAAATTCTTTATTGATTTCTCCAGACGTAGTTTCAAATTTAAGTTTAAATGTTGACGGCACTGTTTATGTAAACAGTTCAAACTTTGGTGCTGTCTTTGCAAAACAAAATACAAGTGCTGCAAATACGATAGCAGAAACTCTGAACTATTTAAGAATTCAAGTTGGTCCAATTACAAGCGTCAACGTTGTAACTACATCTATTCCTTTAACTGAAAAGAATCAAATTGTATTTGATGCTGCTGGTGCAGAGTATGGACCTTCATTAAAATTTAGATACTCTAAAAGTTTAAAATCAATTGGTCGTTACAAAATTAACAATGGTGGTATAAACTATCAGGTTGGTGATGAAATTGTTTTTGGACCAAATCCATTAGGCACATACGGTCAACACGCTGCTGCTGTGGTTGCCGCTGTTAATTCTGCTGGTGGAATTGTCAGAGTTGATTCTGCAAACAGTAGAATTCGTGGAACATCTTCAGTAAATACAGCATGTAATGAACTAAATGGAACTGGCACTTTCTTTACTCAAGATTTAATTCCTGGCGATATAATTGAAGTCAACACGCAATCAAGAGTTGTGTCTTCTATTACAAATGACACTCTTGCTATAATGACTTCCACATGGGCTTACACATCTTTAGACAGAAGAGTTGGTGTTTACAATCGTTGGCCTTTGGGTGGATATGGTTATGTTCAAAATAATTTTCCCTCAATTACAGTAAGTTCGACATTGGGTCAATATGCTAATATTGAAATTGATTCGCTGAATGGTGATGGTGAAAGACTAGAGGGCACTGGATTCTCCGCTAACGGTCAAATTACATCAATTAAATTAATTGATCCTGGTGCTGGATATGAATTTATTCCAAAAGTAAGTATCTCTGGCGGTGACGGTAGTGCTACCGCAACTGCCGAAATTGAACGATCATTTATCTCTACACCTGGTCGTTGGACTACATCAGATTCTATTATTTCATCATTTGAAAGAAAGATTCAAGGTGAAGATTATTATGTCGATTATTCTTATGTAATCTCTTCACAAATTGAATTTACAAAATATAAGTCATTATTGAAACGACTTATACATCCAGTTGGTCTTGTCAATTACGCAGTCTTTAACAAAGAACACGTTGTTGAACTTACAGACGTTGCAGTTCAACAAACAATACAAGAGAAAACAATTTCTGGTAGAGTAAATGTTGGTAACGGAAGAATTGTTGTTGCTGGAAGTAACACAAAATTTAATGTTGCTAACTTGAGCGGTATTTTGTCTATTGGTTCATCTATTGCCGTAAATGGTGAGATGAGAAAAATTGCTTCTGTTTTGAGTAACACACAATTAATCACTTCTTCAAATGTCTCTAATTTAAGAATTGCCAATTCTGGTTCGGGGTATTCGAACGGTTATCTTGTATTCTCAAATGGTGGTGGACAAATTACATCATTAACCATAACTAATGCTGGTTCAGGATATGATAATGGGGTCATAACTTTCACTGGCACAGATGAGTCTATTGCTGCTGTTGCCAACATTGAAGTCTTTAATAATAGTTCTGGTTTAATGCCACCAGGCACAGTGAATGGTGCAATTCGTACAATTACATTTGTAAGCGGTGGTCTATATGCTTCGAAGCCAGTAGCAACACCAAACAATAATCCACATCGTGTGTTATATGCGAACGGCATATCAATGACTAATCCAGGACAGGGTTATTCAAATGGTTGGTTAATATTTACTGGTGGTGGTCCTTCAAGACAAGCAAACGTGCAAGTGATTGTTCATCCAAACACAGCAATTAATACTTTTGTGGTTAATGATTCTGGATTGTATGAAACAGAACCAACGGTAAGTTTAAATACAAGTCCTAACGTTGTGATTGCCACTGCTGTAGTTGCAACTGGTGTTCGCACAATTACTGCTAATGCTGGAGCCAGAGCAGTAAATAGTTTTATCACAATTTACAGTGATGTTGGTCCTGCATATTTGGCAGCAAATGCAAGAATTTATGTAAACACAGCAGGCTATGTTCAAAATGTTGAAGTGAGAACAAATGGTGCATATTGGGCTAATGCTAGTTTGTCTGCAAATGTTGGGGGGCTAAGATACTATGAAAACAATCAAGTTTTTGATGCGACAACGAATAGTTTGTCAAATGTTTCACTAACCATTGGAGTATCAAATAAAGGTAATGGACACTCAAATGGAGTGTTCACTCTTTCGGGTGGAAATCCATCACGTGGTGCTGTAGTTAGAGTTGAAACTTTCCCATCAAATTCTGCACAAGTTGTTGCGCTTACAGCAAATTCTTTAGCATATGGTGTGAACAGTTATGTTCAGTTTTCTGGTGGTGGAGAAATTATACCCGCAAATGCACGAATTTATGTTTCTTCAAATGGTCAGGTGAATGGTGTTGTAATATTTGCTAACGGCTTATATACAGGAACACCAACAGCAAAAGCAAATATTGGCAATGCATCATTGACTTTAACAATGACGCCAATGGATGGTCATATTCGTAAGATCACGATTGAAGATCCTGGTTTATATTATTCTACACCTACTGCAACTTTAAACAATTCACCAAATTCTGTAGTGTCAATTACATCAAACACTGCTGGAAATACCTATGCTGGTGTGTCTCTTGCAAATGGTAGATTTGTATTTACTGGTGGTGTTGCCGTAAGAGATGCTATAGTAACATATAACGTATTTGCATCAAACGGTGTAATTGACATGAGAACAATTACAGTCGTAGATGCTGGTCTATATCGCATACCACCATCAAATGTTTCACCAAATATCACACCCGTTTCAATTACAGAAGTTCGTCCTTTAATTGGCGGTTCTGGTTATGTCAACGGTAATCTGGTGTTCTCAACAACACAAGCAACAGCAAACATTGTTGCAAATTGTACAGTTGAAGTGAACGGTGCATTCGGTGCAATCGTAAGAACAACTATGCGTCATGTTGGCTTGTATGCTAATGGCGCCGACATTGTTGTAATTGGTGTTTTGAACCCCGTTACTGCTACACTTCAGTCACCGTCAACAGTGGCATCTTTTGGTGTTGGTTACAATGCTAATACCAGAAACGTAGCAAATCTTGCTTTAACAACTTCATCAAATCTATCGCAAAGTGCTATTGTATTTGTATCGGCAAACAGTAACACTACTACAAATGCTGCCATTACTGTTACCACAGTTGCTAACGATCAAACAAATGCGGTAATTACAGTTGGATTTGCTGAACAAAATACTGCTGCAAATGTGCTTGTTGAAGTTTATGGGGGCAATGGTGCAATTCGTAAACTGACAGTCAACTCACAAAGTGCATTAAAAGGAACGGGTAGTTATTATTACACTCCTGATATCACACCAAACAGCGGTGGAACTGGGGCCGTAATTACAATTAATCCAGTTTCTTGGTATCAAACAGCAAATGCACAAAGTGCTATTATTATCTCGGCGAATTCTTCAATTAGATTGATGACTGAAAATGATATTATTATTATCACCGAGCAAGGAAAAGACATCACAATAGAATAAATAAAGAGAAATTTAGGAATAAAAATGTCAAAAATTAAGTTATCGGACTTGACGGAATTAACCACTCCGTCTTCCAATACAAAAAATACATACTTCATAGTAACAGACATACAGTCGGGCACCCCCGTGTCTAAAAAAATGTCTGCATTTACGTTGGATACCCTATTTGATGTGACGCAAGGTCAGGCTAACTTGGCATTTAATCATGCCAACTCTGCGTTTATTCAGTCTAACTCAGCATTCATTCATGCCAATTCCGGGTTTGTTCATTCTAACTCAGCATTTATTCATGCCAATTCAGCTTTTGTTTCTGGTAATGGTACAGCAA